CAATCCTGTAATCCTATTTTAAGTTGATCTAACCAACCGTTAAGTACTATATCGTTTTGTTTAAGATGGTCATAGAGTTGTGTATAAAATTCAATATATGATTTATTTTGTGTTTCATATAGGTATGTTGATATAATGTTTGATATACCAAACATGTGTAATCCTAAAATGAATGCAGTAAAGACTGCAATGTCTTCCATATCGTTTTCTGATATAGTGTTAGTACTTTTTATAACTTCTATAGACTCTGATATTTTATGTTCTTTATCATATTCAAATGATTCATTTTGTACACCATAAAAGAAATCATATCCTTCAAATGTTTGTAACGAGTATTCTTGTATCTGTGTAATATACATGGGCGAGTTTATAAGTAACTGCAAAAAATATACGTCTAATGTTTCTATTTGGTGTATGAGAATATCTTCTATAGTATTTAACCACGTTTCTGTAGTTTCACCTGGCATGCCTAATATTAATTCTGTAAGAGCCGGTACGTTTTTATCTTTAGCAGATTGTATAATATCTTCAATAGAATTAATCTTCATATTCTTTCTTTTGATATTATCTAGTACTTCATCTGTTGTCGTTTGTAAACTTAATGTTAATCCTGTTTGTATGTTTACCTCTATAAATTTCTTTACAATTTCTAATACTGTATCATTACTGTTCTTTGCATAACTTACACTTATGCCACTAGGAAAGCCTGTTTGTTTATTGGTTGCAACAATCATATCTGCAATCATTATATCTCTATCTTTGAAGATTCCAAAGTTACTAGATGTTAATGCAAGGTAGGGTAGTTTATTATCTGCTACCCATTTTAAATCTGCAAGTATACGCTCGTCATACAGTTTATACATTTTACTTGCTGTAGCACTCCCCCAATCACAAAATGTGCAACTGTAAGGGCATCCTCTGTCTGTTTCTAAAGTCGGCACCCATTCTATATCTGGATGTTGTTTTATGAGATCGTCAAATAATCCTAATGTATAAGGGCTAGGTAAGTTTAAATCCTGTATCCTCTCAAACTCGTAGACTTGCTCTAAGGGCCTTTTATCGAGATATGCAGTAAGTATCTCCAATACTGCTAACTCGCCTTCTCCTTTTACTATAGAGTCTATATAACTGTATTCATTAAAAAAATTTGTGTTTCTATGAGGTAATTCAGGACCGCCTAGTATAATTTTAATATTTGGGTACGCTTCTTTAAGTACTTTACCTAACATTAAACAATAATTTTTGTTCCAGATATATAGACTTATAAAAACAATATCGGTATTCTTACACCTATCAACAACACTTTGAAGTTCCTCTCGTCGAAATATCCAATTGTCAACTTGATAATTGTCTTTAATTTTTTGTTCTTGTAATAGATAACTCCAAAGAGAGCCTACACTATAAGGAAGATAATAACTATTAAGGTGTTTAGGTCCAGTCTGAAAATTAGGCTGGACTAACGTAACATTAAACATTATTTTCCTTTAGAAAATCTTCTATCTTGATTATGTGGTATATCGTTTTCTAAAACATTTTTCCAAACAGCAATAGTTCTATCAAGTCCTTCACTAAGTTCTACTTTAGGAAACCATCCAAGACGTGTTGTAATTTTATGGTTTGTACTGTTAAGTAAAAATATTTCGCCTGGTCTAGGCGGTTTAGTATTCCAATTAACATGACCTTTCCAGTCTAATTTATCTGCAATCATTTTTACATAATCTTTAATTTTAATTGCATTATCAGGACCTATACAAAATATTTCTCCTTGACATTTGTCTGGATTTTCAATAACTTGTTGCCAAGCATCAAGTAAGTCATCAATGTAAATAAAGTTTCTGTATGGTTCGCCATATCCTAAATTAATTTCTTTAGGATTTTTAATCATTTGTGTTATAATTTGTTCTGTTACAAAGAAGTCGTTATCCTTCCTACCATATGCATTAGTTTGCCTAATAGCAGTAAACGGCAATCCATAACTTCTGTGTGCATATTCTAAATACTTTTCACATCCATATTTTGCTACGGCGTATGGAGCATTTGGATTAGGCGGAGTGCTTTCATTAAATGCAATAATGCCTTCTTCTTTTCCGTCTCTAATCAAATCGCTAATAGGTTGCCAGCCATATACTTCCATTGTACTTGCAAACACAAAGTTTTTCAAGTTAGGCAATGTTGCGGCAATCTCAATTAGATTTACAGTACCAACATAATTTACTTCACTAAACGTAATCTGTTCATAAAAACTGTCTTGCACTTCTGTTCTAGCCGCTAAGTGGACAATTATTTCAGGATCAAATTGTTTGATTTGAAATCCTACTTTGGCATGGTCTCTTAGATCTTCTTTTAAAAATTCTAATTCATGCTGGTCTTTTAATCGTTCGACCATTGCTTGGCCTATAAAACCGTCTGCGCCTGTTATAAATATTCTCATGTGTGTTCCTGTAAATTTTTAAAATTACTATCTATATTTATAAGATCGTATTTAAATTTTTTCTCAAAAAGATAACTTTTAGGAAAAGGTTCATATGTATAATCTTCTAAACAACTAACCTTTCCTGGATATTTTTTATATAAATCTATTATATGTAAATATCTATTTTGTATTCTTTTAGACATTTCTTTAAATTCTAATAATGTTATTTCTTTATCAAATACTTCTCTATCTGCAGAATATTGTTTTGATGTTTTTGCAATTATTGTACTATAAATCTGTGACGTAATATCCTTCCTATAATGATATATGACGTTATCAGCACATTGTAAATATTTTTCTACTAATAATTTGTCGTTTGTTTGATTAGGAATAAGTCTACATACACTATTACTTAATCTATTCCATGTATTAAAAATGTATTTATTTTTAGACTCTAGATTTATTTTATTAAAATCTACATTAAAATTACGTTCAAATCTTTTATCAAATACTTCTGTCTTGTGATTTAATATTTCGCCAAAGGAATATAAATTATTTTCTTTTGCTAATTTTAAATTTAAAAAGGTAGACCCTGTTCTAGTTAAAGTAACAATAACTGTTTTATTAGAAGACACCTTTTTCTGCAAATCCTGTAACTTGTAATGTATATCTATTTTGATAACCTAAATTTGCAACATAATGCTCTGTATTAGGTTTGATAACTGTAAAATCTCCTTTTTTGTAATCTATCCAGCATTCATTATCCATTTCAAAATAATGCCCCATTAACCGATCCTGTAAAAATAAATTTATTCGTACAGGTTCCAAACCTTTTATATCAAGTTTTTCCTTCTTTACATGTTCTTTTATTTTAAAAAGTGTATCAGTATGAGGTGCTATGAATCTACCTGGTTTAATACAATTTACAGTTGCTACACTATATTTTAATACATCATCGAATAGATGCTTTACCTGTTGTACCCAATAATCACAATCGCTTTCAAAAACTTGATACACCCAAGGTGAATCATGAGGGTAATCAGGTACTGCAACACCAAGTCTATCCCAAAATCCTGCACTATAAACAGTATTAGTATGCTCAGTAAATTTAACTCTATAAAGCATTTCTTCTGTTACAAATGATATATCTTTATATCCTTTATGCATTTTTAAGCACCGTTATCTGAGATGAATAAAAAGGCTCCTCTCCCATATTACCTGCTATGTGCCAATCGTCTACTCCAAACTTTACCCAATCACCTGCTCGCCATTTTACAAAAGGCTGATCGTGTACTTCATAATAATGTCCACGTTTCCAATCTTCTAAAAATATCAAGTAACGATGACTAACACCGGTGCCGTCATCATTGTGTTTTTGTTTTAGTTTAAAATGTTTATCAACATGATGTGGAATTGTTTGCCCTGGTGGGATATTAATTACACTTACAACATGATGATCAAAGTCTTGTGGTATCTTTTTAGATAAGTCATGCACCCATTGTGGTGATGTCTCAAACATTTGCCATATACTACTATTGTGTTCTGTGTAGTATTGTTCTACAGCAGGTGTTTGTTGATAACATTGGAAGTAATCATCAAAGTTCAACTGACTCATCTGATCATTAGTAATTCCAAAATTGTCTATGTGACCATATTTAATCACAGTAACTCTCTAATCCACCTTTACGTCTAAGATCTAAAGTTGCACAATGTATTCCGCCTGAAAGTGTCATACTATGCCTAAATTGTACTGGAACACTATCTATACCATACTTGTCTAGTTCACGCATTAGAGGCTCTTGTGCTGAGTCTAAGACTACTGTATTCTCATCTACACTAAGTAAGTTCATACCAATGTATGGAGAGCATGGGGGCATATAACCTTGTTCTGCAAGTTTACTTCCCTGTACTACACAATCGTCAAACCATATCTTATCCCACTTTTTAAACATCTCAGGACAATTATCAGGTGTTACCCTGCTACTATTCATTAATACTAGTCCTGGTCTTAGTGGAACAATAGTGCTATCAAAATGTGCAAAACTATATAGTTCACTGTAATGCATTTTGTAACCCATAGGCTCAACTAATCTTTTCAACCATTGATACCCTTTCATGTTTCCTGAATTAGAAACTTGATATAATAAATCTTTGCCAACTCTTACTATGTTCGGTGCATCAAAACAAATTTCATGATTAAGTAATGTTGGTTTGTCTTCTATATCTTCAAATGTATACATGTCATCATGTAATTTTGGCTTAGGTGCTGACATCCATAAAGCACCATCTTCAAATGCTTCATACATAATGTCTTCGTATAATCTTGTTTCAAAATATCTTGCTCTTACAGGAGTAGGAGTTTCAATAAGCATATCGCCTAATGGTAATATTAAATCACGTGGGCACCAACTATACCAGCCTTTACTTTTCCAACCTTGTCCGATATCATAACTTTTTTGTTCCCAATCAATAACTTTAGGTCTGTGAACTTTGACACCCATTTTACTAAGTGCATCTGCAAGTCCATCTGCATCTTCATTGGCTTCGTCGATTACCCATTGTGGGTAAGGCCCTTCTAGTTTTTCTACATCTTCTTTATTAAAATTAGCATAACTAAAACTTCTTGCTGAAATATCAGTTGCTATTCTGGAATGGTCTGCTCGACCTACAATAATTTCCTCTAAAGGGTCCCAATCATTGTGTGAATTAACTATCATACATCTGTCTCCTGTGTGTATATGTTACTATTTATTTAACAATCGCCTAACCAGTCCGAAATACAGACTCTATAGTTTCCTGATACGCCTCTATTATATTCTGCATGCCTAATATCGTCTCCTAAACCAAATATCATTGTGTCTGTCCATACTAGTTCTTCATTTTGGCATATTGTTTCGTATAGATCTCTATATTTGTGCCAATTATAATCAGGCGAGTAATTACGCATATATTCTACTCCTAATGCCATACTATAATTGTTTTGCATTTTAACTTCATTTAACATGCTTATGCCGTCATCTACATAGTCTCTGGTAAATCTTACACCAACTCTATGGTTTTCTAATGTAAAGAAAGGCTTACTTAAACTACATGTAACTTCTTTTATAGCAGGAAAATTATTTAAATTTATATGCACATGTTTACTTATTCCCCAATATGCTAGATCTAAACATACTGGAATGTCCATAACATTACATATTTTCATCAGTTGTTCAAAATCAGGGTGCATAGTTCCAAAGTCACTAAAAGGAGCACTTATTAATAATGCATGTAATCCGGGTCCCTGCAATATTCCTTCTAAATGATGCGGGTAATCTATGTAACTAAATTGTACATGTTTTCCTAAACAAGCATGATACTGAAAGTCCCCACTTAAAACTAATATTTCTCTGTCTTTACTATGTCGTAAAATAAATTGATCAAATGTTTGGCTTGTGCCTTGCGTGTAATCTACATTAGTAAAATTTTCTAAACCTTGTAAACTTTTAGTATCAGAATAATTTAGCCACTCTCTCCATACATTTTCATATTCTTCAAGTGTTACTGTACTTAAATCATTTTTATCTATATGAAAATGGAAGTCTTGTACTTCTTTATTTCTTACTGGTCTTGCACCTCTAACTGCAGGCATCGTGTATCTCCTGGAAAAAGTTTTCGTTACTCTTTCTTCTAAATGTTCCTTCAACTAAGTGAGTATAATTAAACTCTACACTTTCTTTTGTTTGTTCTAACAATTCTTGATACTTTACAGGACTTAAATTTCTTATATATTCAAATACAGTAAAAAATCCTTTTACTCTATCTAATAAAGTATCTGCTTCATTAAAATTAATTGGCCAACAATCGTCGAATGTTTTGAAATCTATATTTTTAAGTTCTTCATATATACCCTTGCATCCAAATGTAATAAAAGGTTTCTTAAAAGCCATAGGTATAAATTGTTTTTCATCTACATACCCATAACCGTAAGGTTCTCCACCGGGTGTAATTGCAATATCGCAATCTTCATACAACCAAGGACCAGGAATACCCCTGTCATCAATATTGTCCATATCTATAATATGAGGCCTACTCATAATATTTTTCATTATGGACTTCAACATGCTATCTGTAATATCTTCTTTATTAATTAATTCGTTTAAACTTGTAGACATTAATTGTATATGATAAGGATATTCATGTTTTGTTTTTGGATCGTTTGCAATTTTAGATATATCATTTGGTCTTAAACTATAGAATCTACCATAGGTAATATCTTCTAATCCCATAGCACTATTTTCTAACATAGTAGAAAATAATAATCTGTGTGACCTACAATTTCTCAATGTACATAAAAATTTATTTGGTATAACATTTAAGTCCTGTTTTTCGTCTGTAGTCTTAAAATCATTTATATCTAAGTGTACATTATTAAATTCTTCTTCCTCTGACAAAAATGTCATATAGTGTACTCTATCAAAATACCAAAGTTTATGTATTTTATACACATTTTTAACTCTTGATGTATGATTTGCAAAGTGTCCGAAATAATCAGTAGTCTCCCCTGACCCACTTAATATTATTTTAATTTTTGGGTTTGCTGAACCCAATTCTGCAAAATATATGTTTGCATCAAAGAAATATGGTTCAGTACTTGAATAAAATAAGAATGCTAGATTGGGCAGGTTTAAAGACAATACATGTTGTACAACTTTGTCTATCTCTTTACCAAAAGGCGATAGTTCGTAATATTTACGATTTTCTATTGTAATGGGGAAACTTTGTATATCTATAGGAACCAGTGTTATATCATCACTATTACATTTAGATTCGTCGCCATTGTTGATTATATTAATATCAAACATTTCGTTAAATGGATTATAGTTTTGCTCTAATTGTATTTGTGTTAATACATGTAGAGGTAACGGCTCACGACCAGTCCAGCCATTGGCTGTATGCTGTTGTATTGTTTCATCTGTAAATTGAAACCCGTTATGTAGATAGAATATATTAATATTTTTCATAAATTGTCCTGGCGGAGAGTGAGGGATTCGAACCCTCGAACCAGTTACCCAGTTACCTCCTTAGCAGGGAGGCGCTTTCGACCACTCAGCCAACTCTCCGTTTCGAATATTTATCAAGTTATATACATACATAATTTTTTTACGATAAATATTAAAATGAGCTATGTAACAAATACATTTGATAGAATACATGTAGAACTTACTGACAAATGTAATGCTCAATGCCCTGGATGTGTTCGTAGTCATGCAGGAGGAAAGTTAAATCCTATAATTAAAAACCAACAATTAGGTCTAGATTTTTTTAAAAATAGTCTTGGCATAGATTTTTGTAGTAATGTAAAACATTGGGATTTCTGCGGTACTAAAGGAGATGCTGTAAGTAATTCTGAATTGTTAAATATTTTACAATTCTTATTAGATTGTAATAAAAATGTAAGAATTAAATTACATACTAATGGAGGATTACGAAACCCTAAATGGTTCACACAACTTGGAACTTTATTTAATAATCGTAATTGTGTTTGTGTGTTCGCCCTCGATGGTTTGGAAGATACTAACCACATTTACAGAAAAAATGTTAAATGGAAGAAATTATGGGAAAATATAATAGCCTATAATAAAACAGGTGCAAATACAAGGGCAAATTTTTTAAAATTTAAACATAATGAGCATCAAGTACAAGAAATAGAACAATTATGTAAAAGGTATAAAATAAGATTAAAAATTAAATCACCATACGGATTTAAAGAAAATAATAATACAATAGAAACTATGCCTGTACATAATACTGATGGCACATTTGCATATTCAATTTTTCCTAATACAGAATATGTTAATGGGAGAGAAATAAAAGATCCAAAGATTATTGATACTGATTTTTATGTACAAGGAAAATACGACAAAAATCAATTTATACAAGAATTTGATAACATATCTGATGTAAGTTGTAAAATAAGTGAAGGCACTACTGCAAATCTATACATAGATAGCGACGGTGCTTTACTCCCATGTTGCTGGATTGCTAGTGCATTAAATATGGGAGATGATCAAATGACATCTTTAATTGGAAAACGTGAAGATTTAATACCTAGTGAGAGTAATTCTATACAAAATATTTTAGAAAGTACATATTTAAGTAAGACATTAAATAAAGGAATCAAAGGAGAACTTGACACTAAAGAAAAGTATTGTATTACCTGTGTAAAAGCATGTGAAATAAATACAGGTTTTGCAAGACGATAAATAGTAGTATGCCTAAATTAAGTTTATGGAATCCGGTCAAAACTAATGACTACAATTTTACTGATAGAATAGTCGGAGAGCACCTCTACGCCGGTGGAACCGGGGTACATATACATAAATATCTAGGAGTACATACTACTCCTGATGAAAACGATCCTACTAGACCTAGTAGTGCCGCTAACGATAGCGAAGTTTTTATACAAGACTTATTATTTCTGGAAAATAGAGACAGAAAATACGACAAAGATATTTACGAATTACGTGGACAATACAACATAGGTGATAACGACAGTTTTGATTTAACACAATTTGGTATGTTTTTAGCAAATGATACTTTATTCATGAACTTTCATATAGAAAGTATGGTAGAAGGCGTTGGAAGAAAGTTAATGGCTGGTGATGTGTTAGAACTGCCTCATTTACGAGATGACTTACTTTTAGGAAGTGACGATGCCGTTAATAGATATTATGTAGTAACAGATGCGGCAAGACCTGCAGAAGGATATGATCCTAGATGGTGGCCTCACTTGTGGAGAGTTAAGTTAGGACCAATTACAGATTCACAAGAGTACAGAGATATTCTTGGAACTGGTGAAGAAGAAGAAGATTTAAGAAACTTAATTAGTACATATGCAAATGATATTAATATAAATGATAAACTTTTGGAACAAGCAGAAAAAGATGTTCCTTTTGACCCTCAATTTAGAAACACTACACATTTATATTTTGATGAAACAGTACCTGATAAGCCTAGTATAGACTTTGGTGGAGCCGACGGACAACCTGCAAATGGTCTAAGTTTAGTTGGTAGCGGAGAAACTTTCCCAACTAGTGGAACAACTGACGGAGATTATTTCTTAAGAACAGACTTTTCACCCAATAGATTATTTAAAAAGTCTGGAACACGTTGGTTAAACGTAGGATCAGATGGGCGTAAGGCTTGGTCAGCGGCAAATAGAATACTTGCTACATTTATAAACAATGACAATATATCTAGCGAAAGCGATGGCACTAGTGCTAACGAAAAAACAAATTTAAGTAAGGTCATTAAACCTAGGACAGATAACTAATGTCGTATGAAATAAAAGTTAAAGAACCGCAAAATCCTGTAGAAGGTGAGTTTTCTTTAGACCAATACGGCGAAGTAGTACAATTTAAGAACGGCGAGTGGATTAGCAATGGCAGGTAAAAATTTAGATTACTGGTACGACGAACAGATTAAAAGATATCTGTTACAAATCATAAGAATTTTTTCTAATTTTAAAGTTAGAGAATATACAGATACAGGTGTAAATTACAATCGTGTACCTGCACGATACGGTGATGCTAGTAGAATGGTGTCAAATATATTGCGTAACAATTCAGAAAATGTAATTAATAGTGCTCCGTTTATAAGTGTTACTATACAGAGTATTCAGCCTGCAAGAGATAGAATAGCAGAGCCTTTCTTTGTTGATACTAATCAAATTGCAGAAAGAGAATATAACAAAGATACAAACACCTACTCTTCTGAACAAGGTAATTTGTATTCCACACAGAGGTATATGCCGGTACCATATAATCTAACAGTAAACGTAGATGTATGGACAACTAATACAGATAATAAATTGCAAGTATTAGAACAAATATTTGTACTATTTAATCCTAGCATACAATTACAATCAAATAGTAATCCACTAGATTGGACCAGTGTATTTGAAGTTGAACTAACAGACATAGCATGGAGTAGTAGATCCATACCAGCAGGCGTAGATGAAAATTTAGATATTTCAACTTTAACATTTGCTATACCTATATGGATAAGTCCTCCTGCAAAAGTCAAAAGGCAAACGATTATACAAGAAATTATTAATAATGTTCATTCTGTTTCTGACATATCAGAGCTTGGTTATAGCCAGGACTATGCAGACTTCTTTGGTGACATACAAGATACATTTGAAATTGTTACAACACCAGGTGACTATAAAGTTCAAGTAGTAGGTTCGTCTGCTACATTAGTAGACCAAAAGGGTACAGAAGTTAAATGGTCTGATATTATAGAACAACTTGGTGAAATAAGATCTACAAGTTTACTTAAATTAAATATTAGTGGCGACTCTAGTAATTTACTTAATTTAGTATATGGTACTGTAGCAGTTAATCCTGTAAGTGATACTTCTTTAATTTTTAATTTAGATACAGATACATTACCTACAAATACACTTTCTGCAATAGATAAAATAATAGATCCTAGAGCTAATTTTCCAGGAGATGGCACAATAGACGCGGCGGCTAACGGACAACGTTATTTAATTACAGAGCAAATTACAAAATCAGGATATCCTAATTGGGACGTCGATGCAGGTGAAGACGACATCATACAATACAATGGTTCAGCATGGACTGTAGTGTTTGATGCTAGTGCAAGTTCTAGTGATATACATTACATAATTAATACATTTACTACCAAACAATATAAATGGACAGGCAAAACTTGGATAAGTACTTACGAAGGCGAATATAATCCAGGATTTTGGAGACTTAGTTTATAATGATCACTACAGCGGCAGGAGTTTTGTTCCTTGCCAAAGATACAGGAAGATGTATGTTGCAATTACGAGAAGGCAACAAACGTTTCAATCACACTTGGGGATTTTGGGGAGGCATTATAGAAAAGGGAGAAACACCTTATCAATGTATCACTAGAGAATTAGATGAAGAAATTGGGTTCGTTCCAGAACTACAAAAATTAAATCCTATAGACGTATATCAAAGTAAAGATAAAAATTTCTATTATTACAGTTTTGTATATGTAGTAGACGAAGAATTCCAACCTCCTAAACTAAATGGTGAAAGTGCCGGTTATGCCTGGGTCAATATTGGCCAGTGGCCAAAACCTCTGCATAATGGTGCTAAAGTTACATTGTCTTACAATAAAGGTACAGAAAAACTACACACTATACTACAAATACATTCTGAATAAATAATAGTATGAGCAAAGGCGAAATAATTGATTTTGTTGTTTTGCGGATAACCACTGAACTAGACAAGTTTGAGAGAACTACAACAATCCCACATACACTACTAGAAGGTGCCATTGAAATAGATGAAATACAAGACGTCTATTATGATAAGTTGTCTCCAAAGTATCAAAAAATCTTCGATAAACTTTATAAAGAGTATAACCAGAAAATTGGCGAAAATATAGACTCTCTTAAAAAAGCAATGAAAAAAGATTATGCTAGAGTTATGAATACCATGGCTACAGAACATGAAAGTTTTAGATTTCCGGCAATTATAAAGTTATATAGGCCGGGTATGAATCCAATTAGAGGGTTGTATTACCAGACAAGAGAGGCCACAACAAGATTTAATCCAGAACATCCGTTCCATCATTGGTTAGTTGCATTAGTTACTGACTTGGAATATAATAATATATTGCTAGATGCTCTCGGTAAAGATGTAAAAAAATTAGAAAAAATAATTAAAAGATATTATTTTCCTTTAGTAAATCATGGTGACGGTGTTCCTTTAGAATTATTTCATGCTAAACAACAACTAAAAGATTTTAGGCATTACTATATGTTTTTTAGAAATATAAAGGATTGGGAGCCAGACGAATAATTAATAAATTTTTCTTATCTGGTAATCAAAAGGTTCAACTGTTCTAATTTCAAATGCTCTTCCGTCCATATCTTTTCCTTTAATATGTTTAGGAGTTTTCTTAGAAATCTTCTTTAAAAGGTATCTTTTATGTGATCTTGTAGTTGTAATATTACCGTCTTTGTCTCTTACTGAATCCTTTAAGTACCATACAGTCAATTCGTATTCTTCATAGATAATTTTAAACCAAAGTCTAAGTATTGCTTTCCATATTGTAATCAATAGTTTAATTGTAAACTGTACTGCAATCTTAGTCTTTTGCCATAACCATGCTAATGATGACTTGGCTTTCTGTGATATGTTATGTAAAAAGTTTTTCATACTCTTATTTATTTAATTTTGAAAGATCCAGTTGCTAGTTATTCTATTATCTAAGGTAGTATTAAAACATCCTACTGAATGCCAGGAATTACCATTTGGTTTTATAATTAATAATTGCCCTGGTTGTCCACCAATTTCCATACCTTTATCCCACATGTGTGCCCACCATCTAGGATCATCTTCATCTGCCCAACCTGGTTCTTCTTTATGTATATGTGTACCATACATGTATTCAGGATTTAAATACAGTATTGCTCTTATAGGCATTTCAGTATATGGAACATCGCCGTTAGGCATTTGTAATTCTCCCGTATAATCATCGTGTGGTATAATTTCGTCTTCTTTATCAAATACTTGTAGGCCATGTATTAAATTTGTTGTATCTACATCAAATGCTGTATTTACAGCACTTATGATATCTGCCTTATTATTTTCTATGTATTCTTGCACCGGACGATAATGAGACCAAGGCTCTGCTTTTTCTATGTTCTCATTGGTTACCCAATTTATAGCAAAGTTGTCTATTAATATGTAATCTAAATTATAATGTTTTATATTTTCTTTGGTTATTTGATCTATCTTCATTTAGATGTTTTCCGCTCTACACCGTCCCAATCTCCTGTTGGCATTGGTTTTTTAATTCTTTCTGCATATAGTTCTGCAAGTGTATCATTCCAATTATGATCTTTTATAATCTCTATTTGATTAGAGCATGTTGCCCACTCTCTGTTTTGATATGCATCTACCATTCTGTTTACTACTCTTGCATACTTGTGATCATTTAGTATGGTATAAATTGTTACTGGTGCTGTTTGTCCTTTAACCGCAATCTTATCTAGCATTACTAAGTTTTCTGGTGTTGTAATTTGTTTTAATGTATGCTCTGTAAACATAAAAAACACACCATACTCTTTTGTTTGTGCTTCTAGTCTTGCCGCTAAGTTTACA